AGTTTATCAACAGATTTTTTTGTAAAGAACGCTCAGACATTGACATCATTGTCAATGGCGGGCTCAACAAACGGAGCGATGGTTGGACCAGTAACTATTAGTGGTACGATCACAATTCCATCAGGGAGTACATTTGTAATTTTATAATGAGTAAATTAGAAACAAATCAGGTCGATCCAGCTACAGGCACTACGCTAACGCTAGGTACATCAGGTGATACAATTACAATTCCTTCAGGAGTTACTATTGCAAACTCTGGGACAGCCACTGGATTTGGTGGAATTACAATGGCTCAACAATGGAGAAAAACAGCGAATAGCACTGGAAATCATGATCCAATATCTTCTAACTGGGAAAAAGCTGATACTGATGGTGCTGGTTATATTGGATCAGATATGACAGAAAGTTCTGGTATATTTACTTTTCCATCAACAGGAATTTATTTAATACATTTTCAAGCAAGTATAGAAGGTGCTGCTACTCAATATAATAACGTAATAATATCAACAACAACAAACAATTCTAGTTATAGTTCTGCTTCTGAAGGATATGTTTATCTAAATGCTAGTAATCAATATTCCAGTACAGTAGTTTCTTTTATTTTTGATGTTACTGATACGTCAACTCATAAAGTTAAATTTGTAACTTTTCCTCAAGATGCCAGTACAACATTAATGGGAGATTCTGGTAATCATAGAACTGGTGCAACATTTATTAGATTAGGAGATACATAAAATGAATAATCAAGATTGGTTAAATTTAGCTTTATCAAAAATACACTCTGGTCAATGGTTTGGTTGGAAAAAAGATTGGACAGGTTCTCACAGAATGTCTTATGAAAATATTATTGTTCATGACAGTTCAATTACAAAACCTACTGAAGCAGAAATAAATGCAAAAATACAAGAACTTAAAAATGCAGACACACAAAAAGCAAATGATAAAATATCTGCGCACAACAAATTAAAAGCATTGGGATTAACTGATGCAGAAATAGAGGCATTGTAATATGGCAAACGGAACATTAAAAGTATCGAATATACAAACGAGCAGTGGATCAGGGACTATTACTATTGGTCAATCTGGAGAGACTATTTCTGTACCTAGTGGTGCAACAATAAACTTATCCAGCGCTACACAAACAGGAGTAGGAGATTGTGTTTTAATATCAACTACGACTATGAGTGGGACAGCAACTAGCGTTAATATAACAAGTGGTATAGATTCAACTTATACTATTTACAGATTATATTACGTAAATGTTAGCGCAGAAGGAGCTGGAAACACTATATTTATGAAGATATCTAGCGACGGTGGTTCTTCTTTTGCTGGAAGTGGCTACATTCATACAGGGTTTGAAGCAAATTACACAGGATCTGGTTCATCTAGTTCTGTTCAAGGTGCAAATAATTTTGTTCAACTTGGAAATAATATTGCTAACTACAACGATAATACCACAGAGGGATCTTGTGGATATGTTGAATTCTATACACCTAACGTAAGTAGGAAACCTGTTTTTACAGGGCTATCGGCACAATATTCTGATGATGGTGATGCGGATGCTTATTATTGGGGCGGTCATTATTCAACGGCTACAACAATTAATGCAATACAAATCGGTGGTTCTAATAATTTACATGGAACTTTAAAACTATATGGATATAAATAAATGAAAAAGTTAATAGTATCAAAAGAAAACCCTAATGGAATTTTAATGGATTTAACTTCAGAGGAAATTTCTATAAGAGAAAAAGATTTGGAACATATTAAAGAAATAAAAGATGCAAGAGAAAAAATAAAAACAGATAAAACATCTGGAAAAACTAAACTAAAAAACCTTGGTTTAACAGATGATGAGATTAAAGCATTAGTAGGATAAATTATGACAAGTATATTAAAAGCAGATAACATACAAGACGCAGACGGTAATAACATTATAAACGAAAGTGGTAATACGATTACTATTGGCGCGAGTGGGGATACAATAACTATTCCGTCAGGTGCAACTATTTCTAATTCTGGAACAGCATCGGGTTTTGGAAAAATTTTACAGGTGGTCACAGCAACAGATAATACTCAAAGATCAACAACTTCAACAAGTTTTGTAACAGCATCAAATACTTTATCAGTTGATATAACTCCATCTGCAACTTCATCAAAAGTTTTTATTACTACTCAATTTACAAGTGGAGCAAGTGCTGACGATCAACTTGGTTATTTTACAATTTATAGAGATTCAACAAATTTAGGAGATTCAACAAATGGGATAGTTCGTTTTGCTAGTTATATTGGTGCTGATAATTATTCTCCTATTGCTATGAGTATTTTAGATTCACCATCATCCACATCTCAATTAACATATCAAGTTTATATGAAAGTTAGTGCTGGTACAAGTTATATTAATTATGGAGCTGGAAAAGTATCAATAACAGCATTTGAGGTAGCAGGATAATGAAAAATAAAATTATAGAAGCAGTTTTAAAAATTAAACCTGATGCACAGCTTAGTGTAAGTGGAGAAGATATTAATAGTATTGTTTGGGAACATGGAGAAACTCCAATTTCTAAAGCTGATATAGAAGCTCAAATTCCTATTGTAGTAAAAGAAATGGAAGATGCAATTACTAAAAAAACAACCGACAAAGCTTCAGCTGATGCAAAATTAAAAGCTTTAGGATTAACAGACGACGAAATAGAGGCATTTAGAGGATAATGGCAATAAGTAAAGTAGGATTAACAACAGCAGTAACAGGAACATTGCCTGTAGCTAATGGCGGAACAAATTTAACATCTGGATTTGAAAACGGCGGTCTAGTTCATATAAATACACAAACTGTATCTACTGCAGTAAGTTATATAAATTTTGATAATCAACTTTCATCTACTTATGACACTTATATTATTTATTTTCAAAAACTTGGCCATAATAATGCTGGAACTGGGTTTTTAAAAGCACAACTTGGAACTGGTTCTACACCTACTTATGACACAGGAGATGTTTATCAATATGGGTTTATTTATTTAGATGCTGAAAGTGATGGTACAAATACAGTTGCAGGAAGTAGTCAATACACTTCTGGAACTGGGTTTATTAAAATGGGTTTAAGCAGTAGATCATCTGAGCATAATGGCTCAATTATTTTAACTGGAATGAATGAAACTGGAGCTTGGATGAAAGGTATTGAATCTACAGTATTTGCCCATGATCAATATGAAAATACTTTTGAAATGGCTAAAGGTACAGCAGTATATAACAATAGTAGTGCAGCAACATCAATAAGATTCTTTTTTAGTGCTGGGTCAATAGATTCTGGTGTAATGACTTTATATGGAGTATCAAAAACATAATGAAAAAATTAATTAATGGACAAATCGTAGACATGACAGCAGAAGAAATTTCTGCAAGACAGGCTGAAGAGAAAGAATGGAATGATGGGGCTTTTGATAGAGCTATGGAAAACTTTAGATTAAAAAGAAATTTTTTATTAACTCAATCAGACTGGACAGTTTTACCAGATTCACCAATAGCCGACAAAACAGCGTGGCAAAATTATAGAACAGAATTAAGAGATTTAACAAACGGATTAACAACAGTTGAACAAGTAGATGCTGTTACATGGCCTACTAAACCAGGAGCATAATAGATGCTCGGCCTAACTTCTATATCCGGTGCTCCATTATCGACATCATTCTTTAACCCGAACGTTACTGTTAATGTAACAGCTAATGCATTAACTCTTGCAATTGGAAGTTCATCTGCACTAGCGGGAGCATTTGTACAACCAACCGGCAGTCCTTTAACACTTGGTTTTGGATCATTAACTATTGCTGCAGCAGCAAATGTTACACCTACTCCTACACCATTAACTTTAGGTTTAGGCACGATTACAGTATCAGCAGCAGCTAATACAAGTGTTACTGGAAACCAATTGACCATTGGCACAGGAAGTGTTACAATAACCGCAGCTGCGAATGTAAGTCCTACAGGCGTGCCTATGACTCTTACTGTCAATGATCCTGGTATCATTACATGGCAACCTATAGACCCAGGAGCATCACAAACATGGGTTAATATAGACCCTTATTAGGAGAATTATGGCATCAAGTTTTTCAACAAATTCAAAATTAGAGCTTATAGCTACAGGTGAAAAAGCAGGACTTTGGGGTACAATTACTAATACAAACCTACAAATTCTAGAACAACTAGCTACAGGTTATTTATCATCAGCACAATTAGCTTCTGGAGATTTAACTCTAGCACTTGATAATGGTGCAACATCAAACGGTAAAAATATATACATTAAATTAACTGGTACATTAGGTGCAAACAGAAATGTAACCATACCTGATGGCTCTGAAAGAATTATTATTTTTGAAGATGCAACAACAAGAGGTACATCTGCACTATACACAATCACAGTTAAAACTGTATCAGGGACCGGGGTTGTATTACCTATTGGATCTAAATCATTAGTATATTCTGACGGGACAAATGTTAGTCTTGGTATTCGTAACAAAGGATATGTAACCCTAAACTCTTCAACAATCACTGCATATACTGCAGTAGATGGTGATCAAATATTTGCAAACACGACAGCTAACCCAATTACGGTAACTTTACCTGCATCACCAGCAGTGGGATCAGAGGTTACGTTCATTGATGCAAGAGGAACTTTTAACTCTAACAACTTGATTGTTAACAGAAACAGTCAACCAATAAATACAGGTACATCAAACCTGACACTAACCACTAACGGTCAAGCTTTTACATTAGTGTATGTGGATGCAACAAGGGGCTGGGCTTACAAAACTAACACGGCATAGGGAGCAGGGACCATGGCCCTTATTGAATATAATTTCTTACCTGGCATCGATAAGCAAAATACGTCTGCAGGAGCTGAAAATCGTTGGATAGATTCTGATAACGTAAGGTTTAGATACAATCTTCCTGAAAAAGTTGGAGGTTGGTCCTCTTTAGTATCAGACAGTATTGTTGGTGTTGCTAGAAAACAACACGCATTTGTTGATTTAAATGGAAACAGATATGTTGCTCTTGGAACAGATAAATTTTTATTATTATATTTTGAAGGACAATTGTTTGACATAACACATTTAAAAGCTACATTAAGTTCTTCTACAATTGCAACAGATGGCACAACTGCTGTCTGTACAATAACAACTTCTACATCACATAACTTAGAACCTGGAGATATTGTTTTATTTGATAGTGTAACATTACCAGGTGGTACAGGTTATTCTGCATCAGACTTTGAAGATAAACTATTTCAAGTAACAACAGTTCCAACACCTACAACTTTTACAGTTACACAAACAACAGTTTCTACAGGGTCTGCATCTGGTGGAAGTATTGCAGTCAAGCCTTATGAGAAAGTGGGTCCAGCCGCACAATCTTATGGTTATGGTTTTGGTATATCACAATGGAACGGATCAGTTCCTGGAGCTGCAACATCTAATTTAGATGGAGCGTTGTTAAACGACACCGCTGGTAGGTAACTCTTGAACCAGGTCTTTGGAGTTTAGATAACTTTGGTCAAGTATTAATTGCAACAATTGCAAACGGTAAAACATTTACATGGAACGCGGGAGCAGCAACACCGTTGACTACAAGAGCTTCTACATCTACATCTAGTTTTTCTACAGCAAATAATCCAACAGCTTCTAGGCTAACATTAATATCGCCAACAACTAGACACTTATGTCACTTTGGAACTGAAACAACGATTGGAACTACGACAACACAAGACGATATGTTTATAAGATTTTCAAATCAAGAAGATATAAACAGTTATACAATCACAGCAACCAACAGTGCCGGTGATTTTAGATTGCAAGATGGTACAAAAATTATAAGTGCAATAAAAGCAAAAGAAACAATTCTAGTGTTTACAGACAATGCATTGTACACAATGAAATTTGTAGGTGCACCTTTTACATTTAGCTTTGAACAAGTTGGTACAAACTGTGGATTGATAGGTAAGAATGCAGTTGTTGAAGTCGATGGTGCTGCGTTCTGGTTATCTCCAAATGGTTTCTTTATGTTTGATGGTACAGTTAAATCACTACCGTGCACAGTAGAAGATTTTGTATATAATAATTTTGATACTACAAAAGGTCAACAAGTTGCAGCAGGTATTAATAATCTATTTACAGAAGTTGTTTGGTATTATCCTTCACAAGGATCTAGCTTTAACGATAAGTACGTTGTATTTAATTACGGTGAATCTAGCAGTTCTAGAATGCCAGGAGGCATATGGTACACAGGAACAGAGTCAAGAACATCTTGGATTGATGCAATTGTATATCCTAAACCTTATGGAACAAAATATGACAGCACAGCAAATGGTACTTTTCCAGCAGTTGTAGGTCAAGATGGATTAGGTCAAACTAAATTTTTTGAACACGAAGTTGGTACAGATCAAGTCAATGAAGACGGTTCAACAACAATAGTTACTTCTTTTGTAAAATCATATGATATTGATATAGAACAAAGACAAAGAGGTGCAGCAGGAATGCCTTCTGGACCAAAAGTATCTGGTGAATTTTTATTAGCAATGAGAAGATTCGTACCAGACTTTAAAGCTTTGACTGGAAATGCTAAAGTTAGTTTAGGTGTTAAAAGATATCCACAAGAATCTGACACTACAACTGCTTTAAGTCCTTTTACAATAACTTCTACAACTATTAAAAAAGACACTAGAGCTAGGGGTAGATTTGTAAATGTTAAAATAGAAAACGACAGCTCTGGTGAAGAGTGGAGATTTGGTACATTAAGATTAGATATACAGGGAGATGGACGTAGATAATGACAAAAATAAATATAAGAATACCAGAACCTAAACAAGAATACGATGTTTCTAACCAGAAACAAATAAATAGAGCTTTAACTATTATGAAAGATCAGTTAAACTCTACTTTTTTAGATGAGGTAAAACAGGAGCAAGAGAGATTTT